TCGTCAGGCTCATAACCTGAAGGTCGTAGGTTCAAATCCTACTCCCGCAACCAAGTTTTATAACAAGATATCAAACGCTTAGGCCGCCCCTTGGGCGGTTTTTGTATGCCGCGCCGTGTTGCAAGTCTGTGCCAAGGTTTCCCCAAAGATTCCAAACGCTTACTACAAGCCCCGGTTCCTCCGTGCAACACCCATGCAACACGGGACTGGGTTGATGTTCGTCGGAAGTTCCGTTCCTGAGATTGCTGCAACAGAAGAAGTGGCGGCCCGCAGCATCACCATGCGGGAAGCCGTTAATGGTGCAAACGCCCTTTTCTATGGCAGACCGCAGCTGAGACGGGCGGCTGCACTGGAGGGTGTTGCGTGCGCAAACACCTTGGTCGCAGGCTCGAGAAAATGTGAATTGCACGAGTGTCGTGCTTCACAACATCCCTGCCGAAGCGGGATTACTGATCGAAGCACGTTGGCATGGCCAGCTTGCTAATGGCAGCGCGGGCCCCTGCGAGGTGCTGATCTATCGGCAGATCCCAAGTGGGAAATAACCCAGCGACGGCCGCCATATGGTTTTCCAACTCACCCATGACCATGGTGATGTTCAAGGTACCGTCATATTCAGTGGCCGCTCTCCGGAGGTCGGCGCAGAGGGCCATGATGGCTGCATAGTTGCGCATTGCTTGGAGCTGAGTTGCCCCCTTTGTGTCATCGACCAAGAGAGCGAGGCCATTCAGCACAGCGCGACTATCTTGCTCCATCATGCGGCTGCGGTCCCCACACCATCCAACCGCACGGCGACGCTGGTGATGACGTTCCCTGCAGCTTCGGTCGCGATACCGACAGGGAAGCGCCCAGCGCCTAGTACATTGATGTTCTTGGCCGTGTTGTCCCAAGCAACACGCGTGCCGACAGCCAGAACAACAGCGGTTGCCTTGGGAAGCTTGTAGACGCCCGTGGTGGCCAGTTCGAGCGGATCGCCCTCGGTCGAGGAATAGGCGGCGATGCCAAAGATGTTGCCGACGATCAGCCCTTCGCCCGAAGCGATGCCGCCCGTGGGTGTGGTCACGGTGATGACGTGGCCGTTCTGGATGTAGGTTTTCATGATTCAGAGCCCCTTTGAGGATTGGATGCGGACCACGGAGATTCGTCCTGCGACGCCCGTGATCTGCCGATTGAGGTCCGCGAGCGCGGCGGCCATTTCGCCGTCGCTCGCGTAAGTGATGCGCTTGCCGTCGTATTCGACGGTGCGGACGCCCTGATAGCGTGCAGCCATCAGAGCGTTTTGCCAGGCAGTGAGCTGAGCGAGGTCGGCCACGTCATGCACCAGCGTTCGCGAACCAGCCGCGATGGTCTATGAAGCCGGCGCCGAAATCGAGGATCACCCGGATTTCCACGCCGTCCACGTCCCAGCCTGAGCGGCTTTCGACCTGCGGGCCTTCCGCACCTGAGAGATAGGCGAACTCCAGGCCGTCGATCTCGCCCGGGTCAGCGGTGACATACCAGCGGGTGGCCGAGGACAAACGCGGCTCGACCACCAACGACAGCGAGCCCGAGAATGGATTCACATCCGCCGCTTTCGCAGGCGCGATACTGGCCAGCCACTTCTCGGCGGTAGTCTCCAGCGCGGGCGGGACCAGCAGGTTGCGCGGTGTCACGCGGATCGTGCGATCCTCGATGCCCTTTTGCGTCCTGAGCGCCAGCCGCGCCGCCGAGAGAGTGGCGTCGGAGATCACCGCGCCGCTGCCCGCCTTGTTGCCGTGATCGGCATGGAACAGCGTCTTGCCGTCGGACATGGTGGGGCCGTTACCGCTGCCTGCCTCGAGGAGGGTCACGAGGATTCGTGCCTCGGTCTCGGCGGCGGCTTGGCCCATGCGGCGGGCAAGGTCTGAGAAGGCACCGAGGTCGTCGTTGACCAGCACCTGCCGCGTGATGCCGATCTTCCGCGCCCATGTCTCGACCTTGTAGGCCTCGCGCGCCTCGGCCATGGTTCCGGCCTTGATCTCACCGTGCTCGTTCAGCTTCTCCAGCAGTGGGGCCTCGCCCAGCATGATCTTGTTCACCGCGCGAAAATCCCGCGCCGTGGTCTGTCGCCCAAGGCGGCGGATGCCCGAGGGTGCTGCTTGGTAGGCGTCACGCAGCACGCGGCCCACCGTGTCCCCGAGGATGATCGGGAAATCTGAGGTGGTGTGCAACGCGCGCGTCACGAGGCTTGCGGGCGAGAGAGCCAAGGTGGACTCGCCGCGCAGCGTCAGCAGTTCTTTCGCCATGTCAACAGGCGTGGAATAGGCGTAGCGCCGGGCAGGCTCGCTCAGCTCGTGGCGTGGGTTGATCCGCGCGTAGAGCGCCTCGCCCATCTGTCGGGTACGCAAAGCAGGATCGTCCTGGCTTCCGCTCATCTCGACGCGAACCTGTTCAGTGCGGATCGACGGAGCACTGCGGTTCGCCAGCGCAGCAAAGGCCGCACAGCGGGCAGTATCCGGATCAGCGTTCGCATCGATCTGGCCGTCGATCCAGGACTGGTCCAGCCCGGCGATCCGGGCGATGGAGCGAATCTCGGTGTTGCGCGATACGCGGGTTTGAACATCGTTGTCGGGTGCAACGATGTCCGTGTGGGTTTCAGCAGTGTTGTCGCCCGCAACAGTGCTGCTGCGGGTCGAAGCATCGTTCCCGGCTGGAACCTTGCTCTGTTTGTCGGTCATGTTTTTCTCCATGCGAATGTAAGCGCCGGGATCGGCGGGTGTCGGTACCAGTGAAATCTCGTGGGGTGTCCAGCGCACGGCGGTCATTACCCGCGCGCCGTTCTCGGTCGTTTCAGCCCAGTCCTCGACCGAGTAGCCGACAGAGACATGGCGCAGGATTCCCGCCATCACGTCCTGCCAGATCGGCTCTACCTCGGGCCGGGCCGAGAACTGGATCAACGCCGTTCCGCGTTTACCGTCGACGGTGGCGCTGCGGACGGACCCCAGCACGTCGCGGACGGCGGTCTGCCGATGCGCGTCCAGCACGGAAGCCCCCTCGAGGCGCGACAGGTCCACCGCCTCGGGCGCGAGACTGAGCCGCTCAATGTATTGCCCGGCCATGTCGCGACGGCGCACAGGCGCACCGGTGGACCAGACAATTTCAACGTTGCGTTCTTCGACGTTGACCGTCTGAGGCTTCAGGCTCGCCCGTCTGGTGAGCAGGTCGAGTGTGTCAGCCATCGGTGGCCTCCTTCGGTTGCGGTGCCGCCGTCTGGTTGAAGCTGAGGCCCAGCGCATCTGACCGTGCCTTGTCGGCGGCAATCTCGGCATCGACCTGTTCAGCGTCGTAGCCCCGCTCGGAAATCGCCTGGGCACGGCTCTTGAGCCCGGCGTTGATGGCGAGGATTTCGGCCTCCACGTCCTTTTTGGGATCGACATAATCGAACTTGGGCGGCAACCACTCGCAGCCGAGATACGCCTCCGGGTTCTGATCGAAGTCCCGCACGGGCAGATCGCCGGTCAGCACCGCCAGCCGCACGAACCGCTCCCAGACCGGGCGGCAGAACAGGTGCACGACCAAGTTGTGCTGCAGTTGCTCGACGCGGCGGCGGAACTCGATCAGCCCAGCGCGTATCGAGGAATATGTGACGCCCTCCAGATCTCCCGAAACCAATTCGTAGGGCAGGCCCATCCCGGCAGCCACGGCACGCAGGTGGTTCTTGACGAAGGGGCCATAGGCTTCGTTCTCGGTCGGATTGGAAAAGCGGATATCGGTGCCAGGGGGCAGGGGGATCAGGCTGCCAGGCTCCATGCCCACAGTCAGCGCGCCGTTGGTATTGGTGCCGGTCAGACCGCCTGCTGTGCCATCGGGATCGGTGATGAAACCGGTGAACAGAGCCGCCACCTTGGCCTTCACCAGCGCGGCATCTTCGAACTGATCCAACTCATGCAGGCGCAGCAGGACCGGGGCGAGCCAGGTGATCCCGCGTAACTGCCCAGCGGACAGCGGCTTGAACAGGTGTATGCAGTCAGCGGCGGGGAGGCGCAGCGGGTCCAACCGAAGCGACGTCAGGGGGTCGCCGGGTCGGTCGCGCATGACCCAATAGGCGGTGCGCTGCCCAGCGCCGTTGAACTCGATGCCCGCGCGGATGCGCGCGCCGCCGCCGATGTCGCGGTGCAGGTCCAACGGCACTTGGTTCCGGTCCATCAGGTCGATGTGCAGGGGAACGGCAGTAGCATTGCGCACCACACGCAGGCGTGCGAAACTCTCGCCGCCCTCGACCATCGCCCGCACGGCCATGGCCTGAAGCCCGTAGAAATCCGCAAGGCCACCCGGATCGGCATGATCGGTCCAGCGCAGCCAGAGCACCTGTAGCCGTTCCCGCACCGCTCGGTCGGGATGGGTGGATTGCGGCTTGATTCCCGCGCCGACGACATTGCCCACGAGGCTGTCCACCGCCGCCGCGACCCACGGGTTGTTCCGGGCATACCACCCGGCCCGTCGTGCTGCTGTCGTCGCGCCCGCGAGGACCGCCGCGTTCAGCCCGTCGACCGTCCGCGCTCCCTCCCAACGACGTCCGCCACCCGCAGCGTCGAAGCTGCGGGTGTGCGTAAGGCCGAGAAGGCGATGGATGAGGGTCCGCATGGGGCGGACTCTCTCATTTTTTAGGATTCCACGGTATCAGAGGGGTTGGGAGAGGTCGGGAAAGTTTGGCAAACTCGGCTGCCTCCCAATATCGCCTACCAGCCGCTGCGTCACGGCTTCGGGTAAGCGCGTCCCGACCTGTGAGCACGAGTTCGTTCCGCTAAGGACCAATTTTGGCACCGAGAAACACTTCATGGCGTTGAAGTTGCTGTAGACTACCGCAAGGTCGAGTGGTTAAATGATAGGACTGAAGGCGTCTTACGCGACAACCACTTTGGGTTGAGCAAAGAGATTGGGCCGATACTAACTGATACCTCGGTCTTCATCTGTTTATTGAGTTCCCAAGTGTCATCTCGGAGTAAGACAGCTGCCCCTCGGGTAAGTATGACAAATCTAGGCTAGTCAAAAAACTATCCTTCGAAATCGAGCCGTCCTCTCGAAGCGCATATAAGTGCGAGTGTGTACTACCATATCGTACCGCGAAAATTTGATAACGTACTTCAGTTGTAGTGAGATATTCTGCAATTGCCGCTGGCGCAAGCCTCACTCTGTTGGCTGAAGCAAGGCTCAGCAGCGTATCATCAGACACAACTATTTCCCGAAAGCGACTTGTGTTGATTTCGCAGTAAGGACGATCGTTTGTGCAATTAATCGAAGGCAAAGTCCCGGCATGATGAAAGAAAATCAAATCGGGTTCTAAGCTTTCAAGATAATTCTTGGAGGCTCCTTCAATTGCAGTCCGCGCCGTGTTTAGACCAACAAGGTCATATTTCTTCCCAGGCAGCCAATATGCGAAGCGACCGGCTTCAGTCAAAGCTAAAACAGTGTCAGAACTTACAAATGGCGCCAAGTGGTAGGGGAAAAAATTAATATAGT